AGAGCATGGTCTTGGCTGGGGAGGTGATTTTTCTGTGTATAAGGATGCTAGTTTGTTTTCTATGAGAGATGAAGAAGGTGGATCATTACCAGCACCGAGGACAAATAAAGTTTATCAAACTGCCGAAACAAAAGCTGAAGCAGCAAAACCGGTTGAAGAGAAAAAACAGGTACAAGAACCTAAACCGAAAAAAGCTAAAATAGAAACAGAATTACCATCTGGTACGTATGGCAGTAGAGAAGAATTATTGGCAGCAGCAAAAGCTGGTAAACATGCTCCAGGAAGTACTCTTACATATCATGATGTTGAAGGTGAAAAAGAATGGTTTGATAGATATGGATCCAATGGCTATGGATTTGGTCCTTCAGAATATAAAGTGTATATAAGTAGAGCCATCCCATCTAAACATCTGTATATAGCTATTGAAGAAGGCGCAGAGGACTTTATTCTAGGCGCATCTCGCACCGGCGGAGGCCTTAATTGGAGTTTAAAATAACAAATAAATGTATAAATAGAATAAACAATAGAAGATAAACAAAATGGTAACAAGAGCTTTTGCAACAGAAGATGGCATTTTATCTACTCCGAGTATTATTACTTCGGGAACGCGGACGAGCAAGGATATTAATTTATCATTTAATAAAAAAACTAATGGTGATGTTTTTAAAAAAGAAGATGCTGCAGCAGTTAAACAGGCCATAAAGAATTTATTAATGACTAATAAATTTGAAAAACCGTTTTCACATGATTTTGGTGCTGATTTATCAGGTTTATTATTTGAATTAAATGATGATTTAATAGAAGATGATGTAAATGAAGAAATTGCAATGGCAATAAAAAATTGGGAACCAAGAGCTAGGCTTATAAATGTTCAATCAGTAATTCAACCAGACTTAAACAATATTTTTTGTAGAATAGAGTTTCAAGTAATTTCAACAGGCTCAATAGAAGTCATTGAAACATCAGTAGCGAGGCTAAGATAAATGGCAACTAATATTACATCAACGCAGCTTGACTTTGAAAATATTAAGTCTTCATTGAAAACTTTTTTCAAAGCAAAATCTGAGTTTGCAGATTATGATTTTGAAGCATCGGGTTTAAATAATATTTTAGATGTATTAGCATATAATACACACTATAATGGACTTATAGCTAATTTTGCATTAAACGAATCATTTCTTGATACAGCACAATTAAGACCTTCGGTAGTATCACACGCAGAAATGCTTGGTTTAGATGTTGCATCAAAAACATCTTCAAAAGTTACATTAAGAGTAAGTATCAATACTGGTTTAGTTATAGGAAGACCTACTTCAATTCTTCTTCCTTCTGGTTTTACTTTTAATACAAATATTGATGGCAATACATATCAATTTCATACTAGACAAAAATATACTGGTATAGAAGCAAATGGCGTATATACATTTACAACAGATACTGGTGTTCAAGAAATTATGGCATATGAAGGTAAAGTAACTACAAAAACTTTTTATGTTGGTGAAACATCTGATAGACAAGTTTATATAATACCAGATCCAAATATGGATATTAAAACTGCAGTTGTAGATGTATATAATTCTACAACATCAGAAGATTACGACACTTATACTGAATTAAGTAGAGCAGTAACAGTAGATTCTACTTCAGCTTATTACACATTAAGAGAAATGCCTAATGGATATTATGAGTTAAATTTTGGTGATGGTGTATCATTTGGTAGAGCTCCAGTTGCTGGTAATAAAATTATTATTAATTATCTTAGCACAGCAGGATCTGTTGGCAATGGTGGAGTTACATTTACAGCTAATGATACCATTGGTGTACTTGGTCAAAGTTACCCCGTAAATGTTATTGGAATTACAAAATCTATTAGTGGTTCAGAATTACAGTCTATTGATACTATTAAGCAGTTAGCTCCAGCAGCATTTGCTACTCAACAAAGATTAGTCACTGCATTAGATTATGAATCAATGATCAAAGCTAATTTTCCACAAATAGAAGCAGTAGCTTGTTGGGGTAGTCAAGATAATATTCCAGTTGATTATGGATGTGTTTATATTAGCACTCAATTTGCTGATACTACTACTATAGCGGAACGAACAGATATTAAAGCAAATATAGTTAATACATATGCAAACAATCTTGGAATTATGGCTATTGGAACAAAATTTGTAGATCCAGTAGTTTTAAATTTTGAACTAGATACAAGAGTTCAATGGGATCCTAATCTTACTGGTCTAAAATCTGGTAATATTGAAGGTAGAGTAAAAGAACTTATTACTACTCATTTTAATACAGTATTAAAAGGATTTGGTAAAACCTTCAGAAGATCAACATTACTAACTCAGATTGATGCATATGATCAATCAATTCTTTCTTCAAGCATGAATGTTAGACTTCAAATTGAATTTAAACCGACATTAAATTTACAAGATACTTATAGTATATATTTTCCAATAAGATTAGAACAACCTGGTTTAGATGCTTATAGTATTACATCTACATCTTTTACATATGGTGAAAATAATACTATTGCAAGAATAAGAAATAAATTAAATACTACAATACTTCAAATTATTGATGCAAATAGTTCAATCTTAGTTGATAATATTGGATCGTACTTTCCACAAAGTGGATTGGTTCAATTAAATGGATTTGAACCAAGAGCAATTATTGATGGTTCAACAAGCATTAAAATTTCAGCTACTCCTCAAGATCAAACATCGGTTAAACCTCTTAGAAATTATATTTTAAAAGTTGCTGAAACAAATTTAGTTGTTGGTGTTAATATTGATTACCAAAATACAAATATAGTATTAAATAGTTCAAGCGGTAGATCTGTGGTAGGTACATCATCAACTGGTAGTTCCAGTGTATCATCTAATGGCTCTGGCGGAGGCGGGTATTAATAATGTCAAATGGCCGCGAAAGAACATTAAAAGATTTTAATAGACTTCCATTAGAATTACATAGGAGTTCTGTAAAAGAAATCTTACCAGAATATTTTATTACAGAATATCCAAATATTATTTTATTTTTAGAATATTATTATGACTTTATGGATGCTGAAGGATTTGGTAGTTTAATAAAAGATATTTACACTTGTAGAGATATTGAAGATAATTCTTTACAACAATTAGATTTATTATTAAATGAATTTGCTTTAGGTGTAGGCATTAAAAAATTCCCAGTTAAGCCAAGAGAAATTATTCGTAATTTTGCAAAATTTTATCGAGTAAAAGGTTCTAAATATTCATCTGAAGGATTTTTTAGAGCTTTCTTTTTAACCGATGCCGAAATACATTATCCAAAAAATGATTTGTTTTATCTTAATGATAGTAGTTCTGAAATTGGTGTAGATCAACAAAAAGTTATACAGGACGGTGGAATATATCAGTTATTATCACACCTTATTAGAACAGATAGAGGTATGCCAGAGTGGGAAGAGTTATACAAGAAATTTGTACATCCCGCAGGTTTTCATTTAGCGGCAGAAATAGTAATTCAAGAGCCGGCAATTAATGCTGCAATTTCAGCTGAGCCGGCACCATTTGCAGATACTTTTCCATTTTCTGTAATTGGTAATGCAAATTTATCAGATAATTTTATATATGATTCACTTGGAACAAGACCAGTTGAAGATACTTTACAGTTAGTTGATATTACTGCTCTTGTATCAGAAGTATATAATGGAATTTCTTATAACTATCGATTACATGTTAGACCATTAAGCGAAGATATTTATTTAAATAGAACTATAGCTGAATTAAATGCAGCATATCCTACTACATATGCTTGGGCAGCACAAACGCGACAAAGTTGGAATACAACAACTGATAGTGCTACTTTAATTAGAGTTGATAGTAATCCATCGCTTCATCTTGGAAACGGTATCGATTCTTATGGTTACTATGGAACATATCCATCATTCTATGTTGGCACTGGAGATAATCCAAGTTATATGAAAACTCCGTATCCATCTATTATTACTACATCGCTTGCATATGCTGAACTTGGTGCATCTCACTTTGCTGCAGATTCTGATATGACACAAGCTTATCCACTTTATGATTCAGATTTAAGACCATAAAGGCAAAAAACTATATAAATATAACCAACAACAGAATTAATATTTTTAGTATTACAATTTGAACATATTA